TTCAATCCCTCGGGGCCGCTCCAATTTCAAGAGGTGCCGCATGAACGTCCGCGATGCCTTGCGCGCGGTTCTGCTGCGCATTGCCGCCATGCAACCGCCCGCCGAGCGCGCGGCGTATCTCGATATTCTGAGGAAGGACGGTTGGCTGTGAGCGAACCTGTGACGATTGGCCGCGCCACGCTCTACCTAGGCGACTGCCGGGATGTGCTGCCGACGCTGGGCAAGGTGGACGCGGTGGTTACGGACCCGCCTTATGGGATTGGTGAGGCAGCGGGTAAAGCCAAGACACGCAAGGGATTGGGGCCAACACGGGACTACGGAGACGACGATTGGGATAATGAACCAATCGCGCCCGAGATCATGGCTCAAGTGCGCGCGGCAGGCCGCTGGCAAATCATCTTTGGCGGAAATTATTATGACTGCCCCGCAGCAAAGTGCTGGCTGGTATGGGACAAGGTGAACGGTGATAACGACTTCGCTGATTGCGAATTGGCATGGACGAACCTGCCTAAAGCTGTGCGCCGTATAAGCTATATGTGGAACGGAATGCTGCGCGCTAATGGAGAGCAACGCGGCGATCATCCGACGCAAAAGCCCATAGGCGTGATGAAGTGGGCAATTGGCCATTTGCCAGCGCCCTGCGAAACCATCCTAGATCCCTTCATGGGCAGCGGCACAACCGGCGTTGCAGCCGTCCAGATGGGCCGCGACTTCATCGGGATCGAACGCGAACCCAAGTATTTCGACATTGCCTGCCAGCGCATCAAGCAAGCGCAGCGGCAGGGTGATCTCTTTATCGGGGGTGCAGCCGCATGAGCAGCCTCCCCATAACCGCCGCGCAATCATGGCACGGCCACCAGTTCACTTATTGCCGGGGCCAAGCGGACAGCCGCATCAAGACCGGCGAGGACTATCCTACGCGGAGCCTTAGCGCGCTCTGGACGATGGCACCGGACAACAAGCCGAAGTCCGCCGGGCTGGCTATGATCCCGTCAAGCTACTGCGACTTCGACGCGCGGTCACATGAGGCGCAACGGGCCAACGGTTCATTCGTCACGCTCGCGGCAGATATCGACGGCGGCAACCATAGCGGGGGCGCGATTCAGACCGCCGTGGAAGCCTTCACGGGCGGCGCAGCATGGCTGATCTACAGCAGCGCGCACAGCCGCCCCGGTGATACCCGCTGGCGCATCATCCTGCCGCTGGCCGAAGCCGTACCCTTTGCCACATGGTATGACGCACAGACGGCGCTGTTTACCTATCTGGACGCGCAGGGTATCAAGACAGACCGGGCTCTCTCTCGTGCCGGCCAGCTCGTCTATCTCCCGAACGTGCCGCACGCGCACAAGACCGGCACGCCGCTACGGGACGAGCACGGCCAGCCCCTGCACTTCGAACGCCGCGGCACCATGGACGCGCCGGGCCTCGATCTGGGCGCTGGGACCATCGCGGAAGGTATCGCCGCCCTACGCCGCCAGCGCGCCGCCGATGAACAGGAACGCGCCAAGCTCAAGGCCGAAGCCGAACGCCGCCGCGCCGCGCGACCCGCTGGCAATCAAGGCTCGCTGATCGATGACTTCAACGCGGCAAACACCATTGCCGACATGCTGGCGATGTGCGGCTACACGCAATGCCCGCGCCATGACGAGGATTGGCGCAGTCCGCAGCAGACCGGCGAAACCTATGCAACCCGCGTCATGGGTTCGAAGTGGGTCAGCCTGTCGGGCAGTGACGCGGCTTCCGGGCTTGGCGAGAAGTGCGCGGCGGGCTGCTACGGCGATGCCTTCGATCTGTTCGCGCATTACAAGCACGGCGGCGACCGCAGGGCAGCGCTGCGCCAGCTTGGGGCCGAACGCCGCTCGGACAACGTGACCTACCCGCCGCAGTTTCACGCAGAGCCGCCTGAGTGGATGGCAGAGGCACCGATGCCGGAAGCGGACGATCTGGGTCCGTGGGAAGCGGATTATGAGGCGGGCGCCGATTATCTGGAACTTGCGGGGGTGGTGCCTGAGCCAACCGACGCGCTGCAGGTGGTCGACGCCTTCGACTTCAACGAAGCGGACATTCCCACGCGCCCATGGATCATCCCCGGCATTATGCTTTCAGGCTACACGCATATGCTTGCCGCGCCGGGTGGTTCGGGCAAGTCGCTGTTCACCCTGCAAGTCGCCATTGCATTGGCGCGCGGCGAGGCATGGGGCGAGATCAAACCGCGCCGCAAAGCCCGCACGCTGGTCATCAATGTCGAGGATGATATCCACGAGCAGCGCCGCCGCTTGGCTGCTGCGCGCCGTGTCATGAATGCGCCGGTCGATGATTTGCGCGGCATGGTGCACCTCGTCACCGATACCGACGGTATCATCGTGGCGGGCTTTGATGAGGCGCGCCGCGTCATGACGGCCAAGCCCATTGTGCCGGTGCTGGTAGACTACATCCGCCGCAATGAAATCGACGTGCTGATCGTGGACCCGTTCACCGAGACGTTCGAAGGCGACGAGAACGACAACAGCGAAGTCAAATGGGCCATGCGCATCTGGCGCGACGAGATCGCCCGCGCGACCGGCTGCGTGGTCTACCTGGTGCACCACACGACCAAGTATGCCGCGAACGGCGCGGGCGATGCCAATGTCGTGCGCGGCGCTGGCGCGATTGTGAACAGCACCCGCATCAGCGCCACCCTCATGCCCATGACGCAGGAAGAAGCGGCGGCGATAGGTATCGAGGAAGCCGACCGGCACCTGTACGTGCGGTACGACGACGCGAAGGCCAATCAGTCGCTCAAGTCGGGCCGTGCGCGCTGGTTCCAAAAGCAGAGCGTCACGCTGGCTAACGGAGACGACGAACACCCTGCGGACGAGGTGGGCGCGCTTATGCCGTGGAACCCGCCGGGGATGCTTGACGGGGTGTCCCTGCATTCGATCAACGCCGTGCTGGACCGGATCGATGCCGGGCTTCTTGACGCGCACGGGGCCCCGCTTGGCAGCCGCTATACTGCCTCGGCGCGCGGCGGGACGAAGGAAAGCGGACGCTGGGCCGGATGCGTTTTGATCGATCAGCTTGGCATGAAAGAGGCGCAGGCTTCGGCGCTGGTCAAGACATGGATCAAGAACGGCGTGCTGGTCGAAAAGCCCTATCACGACGCTGCGCAGCGCAAGGAACGAACCGGCCTTTTCGCACCTGAAAATGCCCGCCCGGGGGCCGCGAAATGAGTGCGCCAAATCAAAAATCTTATGGCGCAGATTTGGCGCGCTTTTTTGCGCCAAATAATCCGGAAGCCCTAAAGGGAAACCATTTGGCGCAAATGCGCGCTAAATCGCGCGCCATTTGGCGCACAAATGGCGCGTTTCCCTTTCGTAGGGCCTTCCGGCAAGCTTCGGGACAAGGCCGTATGACCGACATTTTCCACGACCTCACCGGCGCATGGAGCAAGGCAACCGCAGACCTGATCCGCGATGCCTGGATCACCAAACGCGACGGCACCGATCCCGAACCCATCCGCCAAGCCTACCGCGCCACACACCACCAAGGGCTGCGGGACACGCTGGCGACGATCATGACGGGAGGCGGCAAGTGACCCTCCGCGACTTCCTCCGCATCAACTTCGGCTGGGACATCTACGATTGGGAACCCGGCGAGATTCAGTTTTGAGACAGGGAGCAATGACGATGGCACGCAAGACCAAGCGCAAGACCGTTGAGGCCAAGGACTACATCCGGCCCACACCTGAGCAAATGGAAAAGGCGGAGTACGTGAGCGCAGGCATGGCCTATCGCCGCGTCCCTGTGATCGTCACGCTGGCCGATACGGGCAAGCTGACACAGCGCCAGTTCGATGGCCTCACCAGGTATCGCGACGTTGCCATTGCGGACGAGCGCTCCCTGATCCGCGACAGCATTGGCAAGATGCTCGACGGCATGATCGGCGGCGGCACTGGCGGCGCAAGTCTCTCGACCACCCGCAACGCTATCGAACTTGGGTATCTCGAACGCGAGCTTGGAGCCCTTGCCGATATTGCCCGTGCGGTGGCCGTAGAGGACGTTTCCCTAGCGCAGTGGGCCATGAAGCAGGGAGGGAGCCTTTCGCGCCACAAGAGCATCGGGCGGGCTGTGGTGACATGGTTCGAGCCGCGCCGGAAGTTTGCCGACATTGCGCTGATGGAGATTCGCATGGCAGGGGAGCGTTTGGCGGCGGCTATCGGCGCATGAAACGCTTTCGCACGTTCGCCAAGCTGCGCATCCTTCAGCTTGCCCAGCGCAAGGAACCGGAGGAACCGAAGCCCAAACCACGGCGGCGCAAAAGGGTGTTGTCTGTTCGGAGTGAGGCGGGGAAATAATTTGCCCAGCGTGCATTTTGTGCTTGCAGGGTAGGGCAAAATGTCTCATAAGGGAGTCACACCAAGGGGCAATGCCCCGCCTCACAAAGGAAACGGAAATGGCCATCAAGTTCAACAAGCACAACGTCACCAATGGCAGCGACAAGGCTCGCGTTACGTATTCCGCTTTCAAGATGGTTTCGACTGGCGAGGATTGCGTTACGATCTACGCCAAGGACTTCCAGAGCGGGCGCGCCCTCGACTTCATCTTTGCTGATGGCTACGAAAACGAAACCGACAGCCAAACCGATTATTTTGAAAAAGGGCGTGTGCGCATCCGCGCTGGCCACCCTCTCTACGCCGCCGCATATGAACGCGCCGCCTTGAACGGAAACGCATGACCCCCGCCCGCATCCGCACAATCCGCCAGCAGGCCGGTCTATCCCAGACCGGTCTAGCTGCGCTTCTCCGCATAGCTGACCTTCGCACGATCCGACGCTGGGAAAAGGGCGAGATACCCATCAGCGGCCCCGCTTCGATCGTGCTTGAGTTGCTGGAAAGCGGCGAACTGCCGGAGCGTTTCAAACCCTCTTGACCATTTTACGTGATCGTGTAGACAAATCGCTATAGGTGCGAATTGCGCCTTGGGGGCTGGCCGTTTGGTTGGCCCTTTTGCGTTTGGGGCTGTGGCACAATGACCGAGCAAGAGATTGCCGACATTTGCAGCCAGCTTGCGGAGGGTAAATCGCTTCGCGCCATCTGCCGTGAAATGGGCAAGGCGGAAAGTTCGGTTCGGTATTGGCTGCACAAGGACGAGCAAGCATTCGCGCATTCCGCACGCGCGCGCGAGCTTGGCTGTGATGCGCTGGCCGACGAGTGCCTTGAGATCGCGGACAAAGCATCGACCGACGCGGTTGCGGCGGCTGACAAGCGCATTCGCATCGACACACGGCTTCGGCTGATCGGCAAGTGGTCGCAGCGTTATTCGGACAAGGTGACGGTCCAGAGCGAAAGCACGGTGACGCACAAGCATGACCTCGGCAACCTCAGCACTGGCGAGCTTGAGCAGCTTGAAGCCATCCTTGCCAAGTCTGAACGAAGTGCGGGCAACGCTGGCACAGCGCTCCCTTCTTCGGTTCACTGAATACACAAACCCGCAATACCAGCGCGCCCAGCATCACGCGCAGATCGCGGCCAAGCTGGAGGCGGTAGAGCGCGGCGAAATTGACCGGCTCATGATCTTCATGCCGCCGCGTCATGGCAAATCAGAACTGGCCTCGAAGCGGTTTCCGGCGTGGTGTTTGGGCAGGAACCCGACGCGCCAGATCATCGCTGCCAGTTACAACAGCGACCTTGCCAACGACTTCGGGCGCAATGTGCGCAACATTGTGGCGGAACCGGAGTTTGGCCAGGTATTCCCCGGCGTTGCGCTGGCAGCAGACAGCCAAGCAGCGAACCGGATGAACACGAACCACGGCGGCGCATATGTCGCGGCGGGTGTGGGAACGGCGGTAACAGGGCGCGGCGCTCACATTGCCTTGATTGATGACCCGTTCAAGGACCGCGAGGAAGCGGACAGCGAACGGCGGCGCAACACGGTCTGGGATTGGTATCGCTCGACGCTCTACACGCGATTGATGCCGGGGGGCGCAATCGTGCTGATCCAGACACGCTGGCATGAGGACGACCTTGCAGGGCGCTTGCTGGAACAGGAACCGGACCAGTGGCAGGTGCTGGAGCTTCCTGCGGTTAGCGACACTGGACAGGCTCTCTGGCCGGAATGGTACGACAAGCCCGCGCTTGACCGGATCAAGGACACGATTGGCCCGCGTGAATGGTCGGCGCTGTACCAGCAGAAGCCGCAACCAGACGAAGGCACGTTTTTCCGGCGCGAGTGGTTCCAGACTTGGGGCAAGCTTCCGGCGCTGCGGTACTACGGCACAAGCGACT